GTGGTCGTGATTGAGTATTGAGTGTAACCAGCCTTTGCTAACACGGTTCTAATGTCACCACATAGCTCAACTTCTTCCATATGATTAGAAGGTAGGTAGCACTTAACTGTACGACAAGATTTATATTTGTTAGTGAAAGCTCTCTTACCATGAAGCTTCATTGTACAACGAACTAACAACGTTGCTGGAATGATTTCACTTATTTGCATTATACACGCTCCTCATACTCTGAATCGAAGAAAGTCAAACCGGAATCGTCGTCTGCACGTGCATCATCAAACCCCTGCTCGCCAACCTCTTTTGCAATTAGATTAACATCATCGTAACTAAGGCCGTACATATCAGCGATCTGTCTAAACGACAACTGACCGCGAAGGATTGAGTCCTGCACATCGATGATGAGGTCTTTGAATTTACTCATTCTTTTCTCCTAAAATTGTTTCAGTAAGGCTATTATGCTCTAATACGGAAATTAGGTCAACAAATAAAAAACCCACATAGAATGTGGGTTTAGGCTGCTACGGGAAATACTACCACTGACCTAGCCGGGCAGTATCAACATCTTTACCATAGTACTTCAACACACGCTTCAATGCCTTGACCAACTTCTTATTAGCTTTCACATCCTCATCATGCATCCAACTCTCACCACGTGAGTGCATAGCAAGATCATGTTTAGTGTTAACATACACATCGTGCAGATTGTCTATTGTGATGCAGTCAGCAGTCTCCCAAGATATCATCAATCGTTTATCCATTACCATTTCTCCAATATCATACTAGCGTTACGTCCACCAAAACCAAAACTGTTCTTCATTGCATACTTAATATCTACATCAATTGCCTTTGTTGGTAATATTAAATTAGAACCACCAATAGGATCAACTAGATTAGCATTACCAGGACTCTTACCAGTCTCCATTGCTAATAGTGTGTAGATCGTTTCAATCAATCCACAAGCACTCATAGCATGACCAATCTGTCCTTTATTACTAACCACAACAACATCATGCTTAATTATCTTAGCAATGGCATTGTACTCTATTATATCACCAATTGGAGTACTTGTTGCATGAGCATTAACATAATCAATATGTGAAGGATCAAGATCAGCATTCTTACAAGCAGTAAGCATACATTGGTAAGCTCCTTCACCCTCTGGATCTGGACTTGTGTCACTATCAAAGTTGGTAACGATACCACAACCCTCAATAGTAGCATACACTTTAGCATTACGCTTCAATGCTTTAACAAGTGGTTCAATAATAATAGTAGCAGCACCTTCACCCATCACAAAACCATTACGAGATTTATCGAAAGGAGCACTGATACCTGTAGGACTTAAAGCTCCAAGTAAGTTGAACCAGTACATATCAAAAGCATCCGTTGTCCCATCTGTTGCACCAACAAGCATAGCATCTAAGTCTGGATTAGCTTTCAGATAAGCACATGCAGCATCGATTGACACAATACCAGTAGCGCAAGCACTGACCATTGAATAGTTTGGTCCATTGAAACCAAACACAGCAGCAACCTGCGCAGCAGTGTGCTCACCACCAATGTTAAGAGACTTACGAGGACTGTATTTCTTACCTTGATTAAAAGCTGCTAGCATGTCAGACTTTACATATGTACCAGCTGCAAATGAACTAAAGACAACTCCAACATTAACACTATCAATACCAGAATCATTCACAGCTTCATCGGCTGATATCAAACCTATTCTAGTAACAGGATCCCAATGTCTCCAATACTTTTCAAACTTAGGTTTATTTTCTGATTCTTCAGGTTGAGGACACTTACCAACTAAAGTGGTAGGTACTGCTTTGTGCGATTGAGGAAATAGCTGATCATCATACTCTGGCCAGCTGATTGGAACAATAGCACTCTTGCCTTCTAACAAAGCATAGAAACTAGTCACGGCATCTTTACCAAGACCATTATATAATCCAATACCTGTAATAGCAAAATGCATTAGTTCTCTTTTCTTTTCTTATACCAAGCTCGTAACGGTTTGACAACACGATAGTAGGTCCAGTCACCAATTATCCATAGTACTATGAACCCAATGAACAAGGCAACAGTTCCTAAGAACTCAAACATTGGTCTCCAGAACCAAATAGCAAATGCATCACTCATTATCTCATTACCTTTCTATAACAACGGCATGCCTCTCCGTATGTATGTCCAGCAACTTCAATGACATCACCAATACAAGACTCTCCATCGTCAAGCACTATCAGCTCAACAATCTCATAGAGTCTTGTCTTAACGGTGTACCTGATTGTAGGCACGATAGTCACAGCTCACCTCTAGCAAACAAAGCAAGGATAGACAATCCTAGACCAGGAATAACGCCAAACGAATAAACACATAAAGCAAAACCGGTACACAAAAGAAAGATGTCGAAAAGACGAGTAGGCAAAGTTGAAGGCTCACTGTAGACTGATTCGAATTCATATTCTCTCTCATTATTAATTTGTCGTTTACGCCAAAGACTGCTCATTAAAACTTCTCCTTGAAGATCTTCTCTACTGTACGAATGCCAAGATTAGCAACGCCCATAGCAAGACCAGTAACATAGAAAGCAAAGAACATAGAAATACTAACTAAAACAAAACCTACACATAAAAAAGTCAACATATCACACCTCCACATTATCTAAAGTTAAACGAGTTGCAGGATTTATTATCCCACCATCATACTCCAACTGAGATTTTTCATAATCGGTCAGGTAATTATCTTCCACTAAGCCCCAAGAGATAATGAATTCTTCACTATAGTCAGAGAAGCTCTCAATCTTATACGACATACGCTTCACAATTGCTTCTACATCTGCACGATCATTAAGGGACTCGGCAATCCCGTTCAAGTCAACCAGGTAGTCATCACCACCTTTGTTCTTCCAATACTGAGGACAGCTGCCCTTACCATCCCAGCTGTGTGCACCGTAGTTCTCGCGATACTGAGTCTGAATGTGTAATAACATAGTCGTCTCCAATTAATTAACCAATAAGAACATCATCAAGTAAAAAGGAAATTAAGTCAACTACTTAATCTTACGACGTGTTGGCATTGCGAACATAGAGTCATCTGGAATACCACGTTTTGCTAATGCACCAAGCAAAGCATATGAACCACCAAATGCCAAGTAAGGATTACGCTTTACTTTCTTTTCAGGATATACATTGACAGTATATCCTTCTGGAGTTACATAAGAGCTAATTGGTTTCATTGCTTTTCTCCATAAAAAGATGCATCGTTGTCATATGATTGTTCAGAGTATTGCAACTGCTGATATCCAGCCATGAAGTCGTCTATGTAATCATCATAGATGAGTTCAATGTAAGATTCCTTAGCTTCGTGCGCAAGGATCTGGCACGATGTATTTGCTCGATCAATCATGTTTTCTCCTTAATTAACCATTAAGAACATCATATAGCAAAAAGGAATTTAGGTCAACAATTTGTTCAACCGCATATTTAGTGGTGAAATGGACACTTTTTCTGTTGCTTTTCTTTTAACTTAGATACTTTCTTGTAGCTACTAAAGAAGAACGGACTCATACTCACCTCACGATCGTGAAACTCTGCCCGTGAGATATAATGACACTTCACTTCAATGTTCCTGTCTGTAAGAGGGACTATCTGAACGATGGGAGTACCTGCACTCAGAGACACGTTATGGTCCAGTCCTTTTCTAATCATTAAGTTAATATTTGATCTGATTGCATGATTGAATTTTACAATACCAGGAACAGTATGTATATCCATTGTCTCTGTATTCCATGTAGGACTAACATATAACCATTCAATATCATGACTACATTCAAATAACCATGGTGATGTTAGCTTAATACTATGAACATCCATAGTATGTACAACTGATCCTATTGCATCCGGGTGGTTGTAATCGATTGATGAATGTTGATCGGCAAACTGATATTTGTAATCATCTCTATTACTTTGTATCTCGAGATCACTCCACAAAGGAACCATTACTCCCTTCTTATATAAATCTATAAACCCTGGACAGGTTTTTATTGTAGGAGCGTCATGGAAATTATCACCATACCTATATGCCTTGGGAACCTTTTTCCACCATTCAGGAATAAAGTTCTTAGTATAATTAATACTGAATAAATCATAAGCACTCTTGTTTGATGTATAGCAGTTAAGTACAACTTTCTTTTTGAATAGTTTATTCCACATCGAACCAAATGTCCTTTCCATGTACTCGATCACGGTACTGTTCTTCATACTCTATTGGAGGAAGTGGAGGCTCCATATCCTCTAGTGTAGGCATTACAACTGTTACATCTGTTTGATATTGACGAGCTGATCTTGCAATGTGGGAAAGCTTCCACTTATGCTCCTCTGCATCATCAGTCTTATGATATGCCGCAACGGCAATTGATTTGTTTAGTTTGTCCTCATCAGAATGATCTCGGACGTTAGCACAACTATAGCTACAGTAAATGCCTCGCTTGATATGTTTAGTACCACAGCGAGGACATTCCTTCTCTTCTCTAACTTTCTTCTTGCGTCCCATTGGCAAAGTACTCGTTGGCTTTTGATTTCGCTTCGGCTAAGTTGAGAGCCAACACTTTAACTGATGCAATACCTTCCTTGTTGATCTTCAAGTCAAATGGAACAGTGCCATAGAAGGCAAAGTCATCTGGAACCTGAACAACTACATTGAACTCTTGCAATTGTTTTACTCTGTTCATAATATCTCTTACTTCTTTCATATTCACTCCTCACTTAGAAAATTGCTTTGAGGTTATCGATAAAGATTCTCCAAGCAGAACTCCAACTCCAGGCATTACTACCAGCTAACACATTCTTACGATCTAATTCCAGGCACTTATCAATAGCCAGTTTGAGATTTTCATCCATATAACCAGTGATACCCGGATCAATGACATCTAGTGGTCCGTGACAAGGATAAGCAGCAACAGGAGTACCACATGCCATAGCTTCTATCATCACTATTCCAAACGTCTCCCATCGACTAGGAAACACAAACACATCAGCTTGTGCATAGTAACTAGCTAGCTCGTGACCTGTCTTATATCCTGGAAATATTACAGAAGGATACTTAGACTCAAGCTCTTCTCGATAAGGACCATCTCCCACTAATATCTTTGTTGCATTGGGATAATCCAACTCACAAAATGCTTCTAGGTTCTTTTCTTTGCTTAATCGACTAACACAAAGAAGTATGGTACGTTGAGAAGTAATTGGTTGAGGATGAAATATCTTTCTATCAACACCTCTAGTCCATGGAATTACTTTAGAGAAACCATGATCTTCTAACTCTTTAACCATACTCGAAGTTGTAGTTAGTACTCTTCCACTGTGCTTATGAAACCATCTAACATACCACCATGTCCATGATTCTGGAATACCAACTATCTTTTTTAGACCTTCAGGTAGTTTAGTATGATAAGCAGTATTGTAGCTAATCCGCTTGATGTCAAGATAAAGTCGAGCAGCAAGACCAATAGGACCTTCCGTGGCGATGTGGATATAATCCGCATCCATCTCTTGAATCTTTTTGCCGATGCGCCACGGGATGGCAAACTTAATTTCAGGGTAGCCAGGAGCACCAAAAGATATGAACTGCCTGGGATCAAGGTATACAACACGATAGCCGTCCAGAACTGCACATGCCTCAATATTCTTGTAGGTCGTAACAACGCCATTGATTTGATCCGGTAAGTTGTCTGTAATGATTAGAATTGTTTCTTTACGCATTGTGCAGTCACTTTAAATGAATCAAATTTCAATTTGTATGTTAATGTGTGTAGTGCGTTCTCACAACTCTGTTGATCCGGGAACTCCAGTGTTACTTTTCCTGGTACGTCTTTTGGATCCGTTAGACTTACTGCTAGTATTACCATCAACCACATCATCCGCCTCCTTGGTCCATGTTACTATCTCCCAACGACCATCATGATGTTCTACTAACGCTGTCATACTTTCAACCCAGTCACCGTCATTCATGTATACTACACCGTTGATTTCTTTTATCTCTGCGTGATGAATGTGACCACATATCACTCCATCAAAGCCGCGCTTTCTACAATAGCCAACAAGATTACGCTCAAACTGAAACATAAAATCCACAGCTTTCTTAACTTTATGCTTAAGAAACCTAGATAGACTCCAATAACCAAAGCCCATGCGATGGCGTAACCAATTATACTTGCTGTTAAGACTGAGAACAAAGTCATAAGCTCTATCTCCTAAGAAGCTTAGCCAAGGGGCTAGTCGTGTTATACCGTCAAAGAGATCACCATGAACAACCAAGTAGTGCTTACCATCCGCTCCAATATGTTCTGTTTGATTAACAACTTCAATCAATCCAAAACCAATACCATATGGTATGAGAGGACGTAAAAACTCATCATGATTACCTGCAACGTATACAACACGAGTACCACGCTTAGCATGACCCATAATACGTCTTACAACATTAGTATGTGACTGTTTCCACTTCCAACGATTCTGTTGGATCTTCCACGCATCAATTATATCACCAACAAGATACAACGTATAGCAGGTATGATGTTTTAGAAAATTGTTTAATGCTTCCGCCTTACAATCTCTGGTACCCAGATGAACATCACTAATAAAAATACTGCGATACGTTTTTTCCATTTACTCTCCGGCTTTAAGCATCCCTAACACTTCTATATAGGACTCCTTAACAACCTCGCATCCACCTCCAACCATGTACACAACTGTTAGTGAGTCATTAAATTCACTTTCAGACTCTGTAACGTGAGTGATGGTATCTCTATTGAAAGTAAGGGATTTATTATATCGATCAGATAATGTTATCCATCTCATTCGTTTCTCCAATAAAAAAGGCCCGACCGAAGTCGGGCCAACAAATTAACGCTTGAATACTCGTGAGACATAGTAGTATGCATTAGCATACGTAATCTCTAACTCTTTAGAGATCAAACCAGCAATCTCACCATTAGCTTTATCTTTGTTAGCATCAAAGATAGCTTTGGCTTTGCCTTTCTTGTCGTTAGTCTTAGCTGGCTTAGCCTTAGACTTAAACGAAGTGGTAGTAGGACCACTCTCAGATTCAGCGAACACATAAGGCATGTCCGTCTTGATCTTAGCTAACTTGGCGTCAGCAGTCATTGATGCAGATGATGCATCATAGCTATCTTGCTTGATAGCTTGTTCAACAAGAGCCTTAGCAAGTACTCGAGCTGAAGCGAGGTCATACTGATCAGAACCACCTAGATCAGAGATGATAGAGTTAGCATAGCCAAGAGGATCAGCTGATAAACCAATATCCTCTCCAACTTGCTGAATTGCTCTTACAACAGAGTCAGTCTTGATACCATAAGTCGAAAGGACTTCTTTTGCATTAATAGTTGCAGTCATGTGTTTCTCCATAATTTAGTTAACAAATCAAATTACTACATTGACCATCTTAAACAATAACGGAAATTAAGTCAACAGCTACATTTCATGCGGCTTTTCAGCGATACAATACTAAATTAAGAAGGATAGTTGGAAGCATCTTAGCCGCATTCTTCATAAAATCACGATCGTTATCGTAATTATCGGGCTCTTCCTTTGGATTTTGTTTGGTTGTACGAATCACAGTTCGTTCAACAATAACGTCTTCCATTATGACAGTGCTCTTGGTTTCCTTGTGATCAACTTTTTCTTTGTCACCAGCCCAAACACTAATAGGTATCAAAAATACGAGTAGTCTCAGATATGAAGTCATTTGGATCTTTCACAAAAACTTGGGGTTGATCATTATCAACCGCAATCATAATAACAATCTGCTCAATATCAATATCATATCTTTCTTTGACCATTATAGAATAGGCAGTCGATTGAATGAAATAGTTATTGATCCACTTTTCCTGTTTAGCTTTGTTTGCAGTCTTATAGTCAAGTATGGTTGGTTTACCATTGTACAAACAAATCAAATCAGAAGTACCCGCTGCTCTCAATCTATCTGAGTACAACGGATATTCGATACCATACACTTCTTGAACATTTAAGTCAACAATTGGTTGTAAATCCAGGAATAATGCGGTTGTTGTTGGCATTTTGTTCAAAGCAAAGTCTTCAACATTGCCAACATAGTCTTCCATCATGTTGTGAAGCTTGGTTCCTCTTGTGGATGCTTTGGTTGATATACGGTTAGCTTCCTCGTGACCGACCTTCTCTCTCCACTTAGCTATACCTTCCTTAGATAGTTCAGAAAGAACAGTAGTAACAGATCTATATGCATCACCGTTAGGAGTTACATAATATCGTTTACCATCTATTTCTTTTCTTGGAATTTCTATCTTAGGAAGGGGCTTATGCTCGAAGTATTTTGTTCTCAAAATTATTTGCCAAAGTGTTTGTTGAAGACTTGATCAGTCTGAGCTTGCTTAATAGATTTAGTTGCGTGACGATCTGATAGCTGACTATTAGGATGAGCATCAGATATCTTTGAGAGTACTTCTTTGAATCCACTATCAGTTTTGATACCACCTACACCACTAACAGTGGCAGGAACATCACCGACATCAAAGTATCGATCTACATTAGGATTACCAACCAAGTAAGACTCGTAATCGGATATACGAAGACTCACTTCATATATCTCATCCTTGACTCTATCTCTAAATTTATAAATGGGCATTACTTGGCTGTCCAGGTAGTCTTCTTAGCTGGTGCTTTCTTAGCAACTTTCTTAGCTGGAGCTTTCTTTGGTGGTGGCGGCTCTTTTGATTGTTCTAGTACTGGATCTTTCTTCACGACAGCCTTCTTTGGAGGACTAGAGTGTCTCTTATTCCAAACCCAGTTAGTGAGGTCGAGGAGTGCACCTTCAACCCATGCCATAAAACTACTATGCCAAAACCAATTATCTTTCATCTTGATACTCCTCTTCTCTCTGATTATCTAGTTCATCATAGAACTGTTCATATCTTTTATTTTTAAGTGCTCTGTCTATTGTTCTAACAGATCGATCAGTGACTTCTTTCTTGATTGCCTTCGCAACATGGTGTTGTTTCTCATCAAGTGAACGAAACTGTTTATTCGTCTTACCCATTTTAACCCTCTAGTAGTCCAGGATATATTTCATCAACAAACTTCTTGGTGATACCTTTATAAGGTACTTTCTTATCTTTTACTGCAGCGATAAGCTCTGCATCTTCCTTATCCAAATTCTCTAGTAATTGAATAAACAGATACTCTCTTCGTGTTGGCTTCAGGTTATCATTACCACCCTCGATGAATAGATATAACTTACGAAGCTCACTATACAGTACACTTTGTAAGTCTGGTAACTCATTTGGTTTATATGGAGGAGCACCTTCAGGTAGCAAGAACTTTACCTTAGGATCAAAGGCATACTTTAACAGAGCTCTGAGTGCTGGTGAGTCGTTTCTTCGAATCCACTCTATCTTGTCAGCCTTCTTCTCTATTTCAGAAGCCTTTTTAAGTATTTCAGCTAATCCGAGTTTCATTTCAATTTCCTATATGAAGTCATTAATATTCTCGATCAATGATTTAAGTTTATGTTTCTGTAAATAACCAAGTATATCAACATTCTTCTTGGTACTTGTCTGAGCTGTATATTCATCACCTATTCTATGTTTGATATCCAAAGGAATCTCAAACAAATCAATCAGCTTCTTGTTCCTATCTATACCATCCCTGAGCTCAGGAACTTCTCTTAACTGGTCCCAGTTCATATCTAACCATATATCCAACTTATTACTACGGACCGGTTTCTGTTTAATTCCATCTACAAAGCTATTGTCAGGAGATAGAGCATTAGGAACACCATCACCAGAGTCACCTCTAATCACAAGCTCTTTAAGGTATCTAGCTGGATTCTCAACCTGGACGTTTCGTTTTCGGATAGGATCAAATTGAATGATATTATCTCTATGTAGTTGAATAAAGTCTTTATCAGCAGATAGTATTATAATATCCTCTGGAATGAATGCACACAGAGTAGCAATGATATCATCAGCTTCACAGTTCTCTACTTGGATAACAGTATAGGGTAAGTTATCTTTAACCTCTTGTCGAATCTTATTCAAGACCTCGAACATACCAGCCCAATCAATATCACTCTCTTCTCTACTTTTCTTACGTCCAGCTTTATAGTAAGGGAAGATCTGCTTGCGCCAGTAGTTCTTATCATCACATGCGATAACCATCTGACCGTATATTCTTCCAAACTTCTGTTTGTATAAACGAAGAGAGTTGAGGATCATATGTCTAACAAGATCCTCTTCTACTACTAGGTCAGTGTGGTTACCCACTTGCGCCATCAGGTTAGAAATACAAACCTGATTGAAGTCTACGATTATCATTTTGGTTGGTAGTCAATTCTTCTGTGCTCTTTGAGCATTGATGTGAGAAGTCCGATCCACTGCTGTTTTCTATTTTGCCATCCATAGAAAGCGTCAATGTATGCTTTTTGAGCATTCAGAGTACTCTGTGAATCTTCATGATTATACAATTGAATAGCGTTTCGAGTCAACTCATAAAATAACTTACTATGATCTCTCTGATTCTCCTGCCATTGATACATCCAGGTCCAGTTAGATGCAGTTTCATACAAAGCAGCATAGTTAGGATGTATACAGAACAAACCAGCTGACATAGCTTCTATCATACTGATACATGATGTCTCTTGCCAGATATTTGGATAAGCGTAGATGTGTGCTTGTTGAAGTGCAGACCTAATATCTGCATTAGAGACCGTACCGTGATAGTTAATCTTTGGATGTTGCTTGCATAGATCAAATAACTCTTTGTAGGGTTCATCTCTTTGCTCCCATCCATAGATCTTGAAACTAGAGTATACATCTAGCTCAATGTTATCAAACTCTTTGGATAGTTGATCAAAAACAGGTACAAGTATATTCAGACCACGATGAGGAGTGGTGTGGTATATTAACTTGATCTTATC